CGGAATTGGTCTGCTACGGTATAAAAGGATAAAAGAGAAGAGAGAGGATTTTAGAAAATGAATATCGAAGATATCGCAAAAGAGATGGCGCGGGATGGGTATAACCCAAAAGATGACGGGGCTAATAATAGAGCACTACAAGAATACCTACAGACGCAAGCAGGGCTAGAGGACTATAAAGAGTGGATAACGTCTATGCTTGCGGAGCGATACAACAGCGAGGACGTGGAGGAAGCCTTGAAAAGTTGCACGATGGCGGACTGGCTGGACGATATGCTAAACACGCCAGATGACCCTCTTGCTAGGGATATCCTAGACGACTGGCGCGATAAAGAGATTGCGGCGTGGACACGGATACTAGAAGAGCTAGAGAGTACACACGACAAGGTCAAGGAAGCGGCAGAAGACCCAGATGGCAAGTACTACCTGGAGCTATCGAAAAACCTGGGGACGCTTTACGTGATGGACAACGATGATTATAGCGTGGTTGAGGCGTATGACCTCTGGGCGATTCAGGAAGAACTAGAAAAATACGGCAGCAACTGGACAGAGGCGGATTGTTGGGACATTAAAAACGTAGTAAGATAGGAGTTTGTAAAATGAAAAGAATGTTACCAGCACATCAGTTTAAGATTGGGCGTAAGACATATGGATTGACACAAGCCGACGCGGATGAATTGTACCTGATTTTTGAGGGAAAGACTTCATACCGACAAGCCCTGGAGTGGGCTAGGGCTGCGCGCCCTTATATGTCACAAGAAGTACGTGAGGTGCTAGAGGCGATGGCTGAGCGAGAAGCGCAGGGGCACGAGGTAATTTATAAGCACAGAACTAATTAGCACAAATGATTAAATAAAATTGCCCCGCCCGTGGCACAAAACGGGCAGAAGGAGAAACCATATGCAAAAAACTAAAAAGCCGATGAAGTTTATACGGATTGAGGAAGAACTTCTGAATCAGATTAAAGAGGTTGCGGAAAAGATGCACGCGTCTACAACGTGGACGGCAGGCTACTTATTGAGGCAACAGCTTAAGGCGATTGAACAAGAGAAAACTGATGAGTAAAACTATAATAGTTCACGACGACCGAATTGACATATTGAAAGACGGTTACAACATCATTGAACGTACAGTTTATCTGAACGGACAAGATTTACTGAGATTGTTAGGCGAGATAGAAGAAACGGAGGAAAAATAAAGCAAAAAAAGTGTTGACAAATTAGAACGAGCTTGATACAATAAGAACATAGCAAAAGCAAAGGCTATAAAGGACATTCCAGCGATTAGACGGCAAAAGCAGTGGAGCGGCAACCACTAATAAAATAACCGCCGAGAGCCTATCCTAATCGCGACCTCACACAACCTAAACTGGAGCTATCAATCCCACATAACAACAACGTCAAGCAATAGCGAGACAGGTTACCGAATGGAAAACCTAGCGACTTGTGCGACAAGGGACGGTTGATGAACTTTAACAACTAGGATAATCAGAGCAAAACGACGCGGTTTTATTNNTTGGTGTCGCCTTGCCCCAGTTATGCGGTTGACTTTAATCGTCTTGAATATCGTTTTGCCTTGATTGCTGAGTGCGATGTTTTTTGCCCACCCGTGCATCGTGCTTGGCAATCAGGGTGTTGTAGGCGACTGCGAGCGTCTACAACCTCTGGGATATATTCCACCATAGCTCAATAGGTAGAGCACTTCGCTGTTAACGAAGGGGTTTGTTGGTTCGAGCCCAACTGGTGGAGCCATATAATATTAAATAAGCATATCTAAGCAAAGGAGGTATGTATGAGTGTAACTTTACGAGAAGTACTGGAGTTTAGCGGCTACAAGCCACTAGAGAATCAGCAAGACGCGACTTGGTTGTTATCAAGACGCAACGAGTTCACAGAGTTGTTAGAGGGGGCTGAGAGCTTACTAGAAGACTTAGCCGAGCAACAAATAGAAGATGAAAACGACTTAAGAGCCGAGCTGGCGGAAGAATACGCCGAGCGGTCAAGGCTAGAGGAGTATTGAGAATGGTAGATTATAGTAAAGAGTTTACATTATCAACTGCACCACAACGGTCGGCTGAGTGGTACAAAGAGCGTGCGGGCAAGCCGTCCGCGAGTATGCTTGCCGAGTTATTCGAAACTAAGCGAGATGGCACACCTACCGCTAAGGCTAAGGAATACTTAAAGAAACTAGCGTTTGAGCGACGTTTTGGCGTTACTTATAATAGTTTTCAGACCAAAGCTATGGCAGACGGTGTGTATTTTGAAGATTTCGCTAAGCTGGTGTACCAGAAAGACACTGGCAACAAATTGTCTGAGGCGTTTTCTTACATATCAGATTGGTTTGTCGCAACACCAGACGCAAATGTAGTCGAGGCAAAGACCTTAAGGAAAGGGCTACTTGAATGCAAGGTGGTTGGTGATAATACCTTTATGGATATTATGGAGAATGGAATACCTCACAAGCACGAATTGCAAGTCCAGGGTCAGATGATGGCTTCTGGAGCTGATTGGGTAGATTACATAGTAGTCAACCTTAAAACTCAGCATTACATCATCATACGTATCGAGCGGAATGACGAGCTCATCAAGCAGATTTACGAGCGATTGCACGAGCCACTAGATTTGCCAGAGTTGTTCGATTTAGGAGTGAAGAGTTTTGACCCAGAATTGCTCACACAATATATGAATAATAACCAAGGTATCGCTGAAAATGAAGAAGTAGTGATACCAGATGATATAGGATTTTAGAAGATATGAAAATTGACGTAACACACATCTCGTCAGTTTACCCTCTCGGGACGACTGACGGGACGACATACACAATTGTTCCGAGGAGATGAAGATGAAGAACACCTTAACCAAAATCTGGTGGAGTTTTCTTGTGTTTTTGCTTATCGTAACAATCAGAGGCTTTTTCATTAGCGTTGGACATACTAATTACCCTGTAGAGGAGAAGCTATCCGAGAAAGACCTCTTCTTAATGGCAACGAAAGACTGCTATAAACAATCGGCGTCTACTTTAGGTCTTGAAGAGAATAACCCGATTGTTGTTGAGTATTGCGGTTGCTATGGTAACACGATGGGGCAAAAATATAATGGTATGACCAAGCGAGAGCTTGTGTCGCACACGCAAGAGTTTGTAAAAATTGGAGAGCAATGCGCCGCTGACGTAAGCTCAAGGTATCAACAATATCAATAAAGAAAGGATTATGTTATGGCACAATTAACATTTGTACTTGGACGAAGTGGAACAGGTAAAAGTTCATCTCTAAGACATCTTAAGAAGGCTGACGGCGTTGGTTACATCACAGCCACAGGCAAGCCACTGCCGTTCAAAAACGATATTCCGCAATTCCACGCTAAGAATTATGGCGAATTGGCGGCAGTCATCAAAAAAAGCACTAACCCTATTATAGTAATCGACGACTTCAACTACTTTATGAGTTTTGAAGAGTTTTCGAAAGCTAACATTAAGGGATACGACAAGTTTACTGAGATGGCAGTCAACGTGGTCAATATCATCGAGTTGATTACGAAGAAAGACACAGACCAGCGATTTTACATCCTGGCTCACAGCGAGCAAAACGACGAAGGCTTACTGAAGTTGAAAACAACTGGTAAAATGGTAAGTGATAAGTTCGTCCCTGAAGGATTAACAAATCAGGTGATTGAAACAGCAGTTATCGACGGTGAGTTCGTCTTTAAGGTGAGGACTGATGGTACAGGTATCAAAACACCACTAGGAATGTTTGAAGCCGACACCATCCCGAATGACCTTAAAGAATTGGACAAGGCAATAGTAAACTTTTATAAATAAAGGAGGACAATATGTCAGACGAAGAAAAATTGCAGAAAGAGTTATTAAAAGAACTAGGAAATAACGACGTCAAGGTCGCAAAAGATGCGGCAGCTAAAATGAAGGAAAACATCTTAAACGACAATAACGGTAATTGGCTCGGACTTGGCGTTCACGAAGTTTCAGTAGACAAGGTCGAGTTGACACGTGCGAAGTCAGGCACACTTGGTATGAAGTTTACTGCCAGTAACGCTGACGGTAAAGTTGAAGTTACTATGTGGCTAAGCGAGGCAGCTTTGCCATACACTATTGAGAATTGTAGCCGTTTAGTTGTTCACAACGCTGAGCAGGATAAAAAAGATGACGCTCGCAATTTTATGAGCAACATTCTTAGTGCTAAAGACTTGTTCGATACAATGGTCAAGATGTTAGCCCAGCGTAAGAAAGCGAAAAAGGAGTTCACCTGTTGGGCATCTATTAGAGAAAGCAAGACTCAAACTTACGTAAACAAAGAAGGTAATACAGTTCCTTCTATTGAAAGGTCTTTGTTAAGCTTTAAGCCTAAAGAGGAGACTAAAACTGCCGTTGAAAAGATGATTGACGACAGCGAAGATGTAGACCTCTCGGAAGTTCCATTCTAAGGAAAAGTGCGGGCGTATAGCCCGCATAACGGGCAACTTGGGATAATCTATTCGTTCTTTTAGACCTTTGCACCCAGGTTGCCTATTATGCGGGCTATATAGGAATAATATGCTAGAGCGGGATTTTAAGAAGAAAGAGCAAGAGAAGTTAAAGGAAAAAGGCTGGGTTATCATTCAGTGTGTAGCGAGTCCAGGAGTACCGAAGTGTTTTCCCGACACAATACTACTAGCACCGAATGGATATCATTGCCTCATCGAATGGAAGAAAGGTAAGAACGCAAAGAGGCAACCACTTCAACCATACTGGAACGCTAAGTTGAATGGTATGAAGCACGACACTTTTTTCGCCGAGCCAGAGAACATTCAAGAAATATTAAGTGAGATATTAAAGAAAGGAAGTTTATGAGTTTTTCGCTATACCCATCTCAGGAAGACTACCTCAAGAGGTTAGGGAATAAGCCATACATATTCGCTGGGGTCGGCTCTGGCAAAACTCTTATGGCACTATTCAGAGCATACCGCACAGGTTCACGCAAAGTCTTAGTTATTTGTCCAGCATCTGTCCGCGATACCAAAGTTTGGGAACTCGACCTTGAGAAATCAGAGTTAGAGTTCGACGACTTCCAGGTCAAGGGTTACAGTTTTTTGCAGAAGTTCAAGGATATCGACTTCTCAAAGTACAAAGATTACTATGTTATCATCGATGAGGCTCACAAGATAAAGAATAGCCAAAGTAAGCAAGGTCTGGGAGCATTTTACTTGTGTAGATTGACCGAGCGAGGTTATTCACTTCTAAGCGGTACGCCGATGAGTAAATGGGCAGACGCAGTGAATTATGCTAAGATTACAGGGTTAGTCAAAAATAAGACAGAGTTCTATAACCGATATGTCATTGAAACCAGAGTTAAAGGTTACCCAGAAATAGTCGATTATGTGCACAAAGATGAGTTGGTCAAATGGTGGAATAGTATTGCATTAAGAGGTCGCTCAGAAGAGTTCGTGGAGCTACCAGAGAAGCAAGTCATTCGCGTCGATATACCAATCAAGCGAAAAGAATATGTCAGTATGCTAAAGACATATATGACAGAAGATGGAGAAGTACTCGACAGCCCTTCGAAATTGACTTGGGCATTACGTCAATTTGCTGAGATGGCACCTGAAAAGATAAATTGGACAGTTGAGAAGATTGAAGGATTAGACAACTGTTTGGTATTCGTCAACACCGTGAACGCGATTGAGAAGTTGAGCGAGGCATTAAAGAAGAAAGGTATTAAGCACGGTGTTTGGTACGGAGCTAAGAAAGATAAGTTCGCAGACCAAGATGTGATGATTGTTCAATATCAATCTGGCGGCACTGGCTTAAACTTACAGAAGTTTAACACTACCATCTTCTTAAGCCCTTGCTACAGTTTTATTGACTACTCACAAGCAGAAGGTAGGACATACAGGAACGGTCAGTCGAAACGATGTGTGTTTTATCAACTGAAGTCGCAACATACAATTGACGCGGCAATCTATAAAGCATTGAATGCGAAAAAAGACTTCGATAATAACTTAACTAATTTGGACGATAAGACTATAATAGAATTATTGAACGGCAATGCTTAGGAGGGAAGTGAATGTTTATTTTAATTTGGATAATAATTGTTATGGCTCTGCTAATTTTTGTAGCTATCTCAGAACACAAAATAGCTAAACAAGATGAAGAATGGATGAAAGAGGAGGAAAAGAAATGGAGAAAGAAGTAAAACCTTACTATGAGGACGATTATCAATCACTAGATGAAGTCGACACAGCAGATTTACTAGAGATGAAAGAAGGTGCATTAAAC